ACCGTTTCTATTGGGGTCGTGATGCTGATGGCAAACTGATTCCTCGCTCACTTACGGACATTGATGTAGTTGATGAGGATGGCAAAGCAGTCAATGGGCCTGATGGCAAGCAGCTTGTTACGCTTGGTCTGAAGTCCAATGCCATAGCCCTAGCTAAAACCCAAGCGGCTGGTCAGCTTGCACCATATGATTGGTATGTGACAAGGAAGTCAGAGAAGTCTACAGCAATACCCAGCGCAGTCAGTACCTATAGAGATGCCGTAAGGACGGCTTGTGCAGCGATAGAGACATCAATTGGTAATGCAAGTGACCTTGCTGCGTTCATGGCATTGTACGATACGCCTGTGGACAGCGATAATAAGCCAACTGGCAATGCGCCGATTAACGATTGGCCGGAGACAATCTGATGAACGATGAAACCAAAGTTGTCCTAGATGTGGCTGCTGGCACAGGCACGGTTGCCGCGTGGATGGCTATGGTTCCTGACTTTGTAGCATTGTTTACTGGCGTCTGGGTGTTGATACGCATCTTTGAAACCAAGACCGTTCAGAGGCTTCTAGGGAAAGATGTTTAAGGCAATCGTACTGGCCTGCGCAATAGCAAACCCTACCGATTGTATAGAATTTCACGACACTCGCGGCCCCTACGATACCCGCGCAGCTTGTGAACGCCGTGCGATGGAGATGGGTCGTGACGTTGGGGAAATGACTTCAGGTTTGATGCCTAAAAAATGGCGATGCCAACCATTGAAGAAGGGAATGTTGTCCTAGTGGAACCGATTAGCACTGCATTAGCTGGCATTGCGCTTGTAAAAGCAAGTGTGGATGGTATTAAGTCAGCCCTTGGTACAGCCAAGGACATTAGCGCTATTGCAGGCGATATTGATGCGCTGCTTAACGGTCAACAGCAAGTCCAGGCTGCAAGCAACAAGAAAGGCGGCATGGGTATCGCAGACCAGTTCGGCGTTCAGAGTGTTGCAAAGGAAATCATAGATGCAAGGCTGGCTGCTGAACAGGTGGCTGAAGTCAGGCGATTAACAGACCACAGATTTGGTGCTGGCACATGGCAGTCTATATTAGACGAACGTGCTAAAAGAATACGCGAGGCCAGGGAAGCCCAGGCCAAGGCGCGTAGAGAAGCGGCGCTTTCCCAGCAAGAGATGATTGATAGTTTTAAGATTGGACTGGCTGTCTTTGCACTTGCTTGCGTAGTAGTCGGGCTGTTTATCACGGTGATGGTATCAACAGCAAAAGCGATTGGGTTTGGATGAGTACGACAACAGGGCTTATCGGTGAGTACCAAGCCGCAGCCATTGTGTTATCATTAGGTTGGCGGGTGTCTATGTGTCCGCAAGATAAGGTTGATTTACTAGCGTGGAAAGATGATGAATTTATCAGGATACAAGTTAAGACTGCGAGCCTACTATTACAGAAAGGCAAGCGCCTTCCGTGTTACCATTTTCAGTTTGGGCATGGACGCCAGAATAAAATTATTGGGAGTATTAAGGACTATGACATATTATGCTGTGTGGGCTATCAACATAGGAAAGCAGTGTTCTTGCCAGTTTCTGAGGTGCAACAAAAGTCAAAGCGCATGTCGCCTAAGTTATTTGATGAAGATAAAGCGGAGTTTTATTCATTTAATAAAGCGCTGGCGGCGGTAAGAGGACGTAGAGATAACTAATGAAACAAGCAGCGACAAAGTTAAACGAAGCAAGCGAAATAACAATTCCATTACGGAATCTTATAAGCATGATTGCTTTTACGGCAGTCAGTGTTTGGGTTTATTTTGGGCTGACAGAACGCATTAGTTTTCTTGAACACAATCTTGAACTGACAATGGAAGAAGTTGAGGAGAACGACAACTGGATTGATGAGTTTCAACCACCCAAATCTGTACAAGATACGGTTGCAAGAGTTCACGACTTAGAAATAGAAATAGAAAAACTTAAACTTATGTTAGAGGCAAGGTAATGTTACAAGCACTAATTGGCCCAGCTACTGATTTAATTGGCAAGTTTGTCGAGGACAAAGACCAGAAGAATAAGCTGGCTCACGAAATAGCTACAATGGCTGAACGTCACGCGCAAGAGCTAGCCAAGGGGCAGTTAGCTGTAAATGCTGAAGAAGCCAAGTCAAGAAATGTTTTTGTGTCAGGCTGGCGACCCTTTGTGGGCTGGTCATGTGGCTTGGCTTTGTTTGCACACTTCCTTATCTTCCCAACTGCTGATGTTGTGACTGCATACATGGGCATAGAGGCTGTGGCTTATCCATCTTTTGACATGGACAGCCTTATGACTGTATTATTAGGCATGCTTGGGCTAGGCGGTATGCGTAGCTTTGAAAAATCAAAGGGGCTTACAAAATGAAACGCGGATTATATTCTAACATTCATGCAAAAAAGAAACGTATTGCTGCTGGGTCTGGTGAGAAAATGCGCAAGCCTGGAAGCAAGGGTGCGCCGACAGCCAAGGCTTTTAAGCAATCAGCAAAGACAGCAAAGAAGAAAAAGAAATGACCTACCCTCTGTCGCCAAACTTTACCTTAGAAGAAATGGTGAAGTCTCAGGTTGCTGAACGTAAAGGTATTCCCAACGCCCCAGAACTGCATCACATTGAGGCTATGGAACTGTTGTGTGAAAAGATATTGCAGCCTATCCGAGATGAGTTTGGTTCGTTTGTGGTTTCATCAGGGTATCGCAGCCCAGAGTTATGCGTTGCAATCGGCAGTAGCTTGGACAGCCAACATGCCAAGGGTGAGGCGGCAGACTTTGAGGTAGCAGGCATAGATAACTATGACCTGGCTAAGTGGATTGAGGACAACCTAGACTATGACCAGCTTATTCTTGAGTGTTATACTGGCGGCAACTCTGGCTGGATACATTGTAGCTACGTTGAAGGCGGTCGAGGTGAGTCGCTTACATATAACAAGCAAGACGGGTATACCCACGGGCTAAAGAAAGATGGCTAAGTCACCAGCATGGCAGCGCAAGGCAGGCAAGAGTAAGTCAGGTGGTCTGAACGCTAAAGGCCGTGCATCTGCCAAACGCCAAGGCATGAATCTAAAAGCCCCTGTATCTCGTAAGCAGGCAAAAAAATCGCCCAAGTCAGCAGCTAGGCGTAAGAGTTTTTGTGCTAGAATGAAAGGCATGAAGAAGAAGCTGACAAGTAAGAAGACAGCGCGTGACCCGAATAGTCGTATCAACAAAGCATTAAGGAAGTGGGATTGTTAAATGCCAATGGGTGTAGGAACTTACGGTTCAAAGATGGGCCGACCAGCAAAGAAGAAAGCCGCTAAAGGCAAGGGCTTGACTGCAAAGCAGAAGACATTGCCTGCTGCTTTGCAAAAAAAGATAAAGAAGTCTAAGAAGAAATAACTAGACTATAGCCAGAGCCATCTCTGTGTTTGAATGATTTGTAAGGGATGTTGTAGTGTCGCGCAGCATCCCTTGCCCTTTCATGTTCAAGCCAGTTATCAAATGTAAGTGCTTCACCAACTTTCAAACTCTTTAAGAATGTCCACCTTCCTCTTTTCTTTGCTGGCTTGCCCAGCTTTGGCTGTCCACAACACTCGCATCTTTCCATAACATTCCCTCCTGTTTAGCGAATAGCAGATGGGCTGCTTACTCCCAAGCATTACCCATCCACCATCTTTTATATAATGTTTGTGACCGCACACGGCGCATGCAATCTGCCGTGAATCAAACTTTTTCTTTGCCATCTTCCAGCAGTTCTAAAGCAATTGCGCCATAGCCTATGATGTCTACGAATGAATCTATGTGGTTACAGTTCAAACCAAACTCATCCTTGGCTGATAACCTAGATAATTTTACAGCTATCATAAAGGCGCAGACCTGTGTTTCAGTCATCTTGTGGCCTGTAATCATAGACCCCATTTCACTGATTTGCCGGAAGTTATCACCCACCGTTCCATACCTAGACCGTTCCAAGAGTATGTCCTTGCAATGGTCTAAAGCATGGAAGGCAGTTTCCAGATTAGAAAGGGACTTCATCATCAAGTGCCATCTGTGGCTTAGGTGCGGGTGGTGTTTCCATTGACTCTGCAATCTTACGCATGCCGCCCTGTCTTACGTTAGCAGCAATGCTTTCGCCGCTTGTGTAATCCTCTGCAATACGTTCACTGATACTAACATCAATAGAACCATCCTCATTTGCAAAGACAGAGATTTGATGCCGTGTGTCCTTGCTTAAAACAACATCACCTGGTTCCTTGCCTACATAGGGCTTCCAGTTTGAATTACTATGGGTTGCTTTCTTGTCTGGGTCATTCGCAAAGCAGCGAATAGTTGTGATTTTTCTCAAGGCCATTAGGCTTCTCCTGTTGTTAGTTTATCTTCAGCATCAAGGAACAGCTTAACAATTTGCTGCGCTGCCTCTGGATTTCGTTGTTTGATTTCCTGTATTTTAGGCTTCATTGTTTCAAACAGAGTATGAACATTATTGACATGTTTCATCTGACGCAAGCGTGATTTCATGTCTTGCCACACGCCCCTGTCATGCTTCTCGTCAAGTTGTTCACGGGTCATTTCTGTGGTTGGCTCAGACGGGGCCGGAGACTGTTGACTTGGAGGGTCTTTTTTCTCGACAGCCACCGTCTGATTCTGTTTGATATTATCGTAGGCTACTTGCGCTTTTTCTTTTAGGTTTTCTGCCTTGCGTGGCACTGCATCCATTTCATTAGCAGATGCGTACTCACCGCCAGACAAACCAAGACTAGCTAATGCCCTGCCTATAGCAGATGTCTCTGCATTTTCCAAGGCAGAAGTTGTGTTGACATGGCCTTGCCCTCTTATTTCTTCAGCCATACCAGACCCAACAGTGATTCCGTTACTGTTCGTAACGATAGCCTTGACGACAATACGATGCCCATCATCCACAATAATCTTTGTGTCGATACCAAACTCTGCACCAAGCACACGGCGAAACGCCTCGACACGATGCACCACTTGCAGATACATCTTGCCGCCCTTTTGCTTGATAGCATGGTCTTTATAATAATCAGCCACGACTGTCATTGCTTGTGTTAAATCAGTCATTGTCATTCACCTCCTCATTGTAGTCCGTAATCGCTTTCATAAATGACGCAAGCATAGTCTTGAGTTCATCAAGGTCTTTCTGCATGTGCGCCATGTCTCGTTCGATGCGGTTCAATCTCTCTTGTGTGAAGTCGATTGCTTGCGCATGTTCCTGTTCTACCTCAGTCATACTTACCCTTCCCTTTCGGCTTACCAACATTAAAACCCTTGTTCACTTTAGTCTGGCTATAGTTTTTTTTCCTAATAACCCTACCCATAGCGTCAGTCTTGACGTTTACCTCTGGTATTCTCAACGCTGCTTCAATCTCATCCCTAGTCGGTACTTTCATTCCACCCTCCAGGTTTGTTTAGCAATCTCAAGTATCTCAGGGCCATGCCGCTGGGCTATCTCTGCAAAGTCAGGTGCAACCATACCAAACAGAGTTTTCCAGTTGCCATTAGCAGCTTTCATAAGGTTCTGGATAGTCAACCACCGCTGCGCTATTCTTTCATACGCTTCTTCTAATGCGTCAGGCTTTAGCATGTCGCAGTTATCAGGTGTGCATAGGTTGTAGCCCTCGCCAGTAACAAACAGCAAGGCTGGCACTAGGCCAGTGCCTTTCCAGTATACTGCCTGCTGCGCTACCTGATTCCAGGTGGGTTCAGTCTTTGGCTTGGGTATACGCCAAGTCCTTGTGCCATCCTTCTTGGGCGGGTTGGCTACAGGCAGGCTGCATTTTAGGTCAATCTGTCTTGTGTCATCAGCGTAATCCAAGAACATAATGGTAGGTATGTCTAGCCTGTCATCTTTAAATACACGCTGGTATTCACCCACCATCTCCACGTTCTTGCCAAAGTATTCTTCTGTGCCTCTGACTGCATGACCTATCATTTCTGGGATAGCTTCCTTGCAAGCCTCGAATACTTCCATGTCCTTGCCGTTATCCCATTTAATAGGCTTGTATTCCATATACTCTGTCATGGCATGTCTTACTGCCTCGCCTAGTGTCAAGCCCTCTTGCTGGCCTCTGACGGGCGAGTAATCATGCAGCCCAAAGTAATGGTCGCAGCCCTGCTGTACTATCTGCCCTGCCCTTGGCCTGGCTGACATAGGAAACTGCATCTTGTATTCTTTGCGGATGTATAGTTTGAACAGGTTTTCATAAGTGGATTGCGTACCACCTGATGCGCTGTTGTGATAACAACCGAAATCTTTACGATAGTCTGGAATAGTATATTCCAAGTGACCCTCCATGTGACGCTATGCGTTTTCAATAACCTGTCTTACCAACCCATTGCCAATCTGTCAACACTGATATATGGTGTTTGCATGTATTTACAGGATTACATTAGAGAACAAAGACTTAGCATGAGGCGGTTTGCTTGGAAAGCTGGCTTGTCTGTCTCTGCTGTGTCTCGCATACTATCTAATCAGCGTTTCCCTACGCCCGAATCTATGCGGCGTATCTCTCTAGCAACTGATGGAAAGGTAAAAGCTAATGACTTCTACGAACAACACCACAGCCAGCGACTACGTTAACTGCCCTGACTGCGGCGGGGCTGGTGAATATGAGGTTGAGGTTGAGGTGATTGACCATGCCAACGGCGGGTTTATTAAAGGTATTATGCAGACTTGTGAGTTTTGCGATGGTGACGGTGAGGTGCATGAAGAAGACGCAGCCGAGTTTCTCATTCATGTAGAGTTTGAACAATGACCAATCCGTTTCTTCTGCCAGAAGGTAACGTGCAGATTAGTTTTTCTGGGGGCAGAACTTCAGCTTACATGCTGTATAAAATACTTGAGGCTAACGATGGACTGCCTGACAGCGCGGTTGTTGCGTTCCAAAACACTGGCAGAGAGATGCCGCAAACTTTGGATTTTGTGCAAGAGGTTTCTGAAAAATGGAACGTGCCTATAGTGTGGCTTGAATATGACATAATAGGGGATAACAAAAACTATTTTAAGATTGTGAATCACAAAAGTTGTAGCCGTGACGGTGAACCATTTGACAAGCTGATTGACAAGTATGGCAGGCTGCCTAACGCAAGGTTTCGTTTCTGCACTGGTGTATTGAAGATGCAAACAGGCCAGAAGTATCTTAAATCTTTGGGCTGGAAACGATGGAAGAACGCTGTTGGAATTAGGGCAGATGAACCCCGACGCCTCAACAAAAAAGAGGATGGCAGCGTGGAGTTGTTTTATCCATTAGGCGTTGCTGGTAAAACCAAGCGTGATGTTGAGGCTTTCTGGATGCTGCAACCTTTTGATTTAAGACTACCTATGCACAATGGTAAAACCATGAAAGGCAACTGTGATTTCTGTTTCCTCAAAAGCGAGGCAACTCTTGCTATGATGGCGCGGGAACACCCAGAGTTAGCGCAATGGTGGATTGATGCAGAAAAAAGATTAGACAATCGTTTTGAACGCAAGAGAGATATGGCTAGTTTAGTTGAGTTTGTCGAACGTCAACAGGATTGGGTATTTGATGAGACAGATTACTTTTGCCAAGTTGATGGTGGGGAGTGTACAGGATGACCAATGGACGCAACAAAGGGGCTTCATTTGAGAGATTTATAAGCGGTGAGATTTTCTCTGCCCTTGGTGTCGAGACAAAAAGAGACCTGGAACAATACAGATTAGCTGGCAAGGGTGACTTGATTGGTCTTGATGGGTGGTTGATAGAGTGCAAGCGGTACGCAAACACGACAGCCAATAATATCCACAAAGATGCTTGGTGGTCACAAACTTGCGGCGCTGCGTTATTAACAGGTGAAAGGCCAGTTCTCATTTACAAGTTTGACAGGCAACCGATTCGCTGCGTTGTGTATCTCTCAGCTATCAACGATGCTTTCTCTAATAAGGATGACATAGCCACGATTAGCTTTGAAACGTGGTGCATGTTAGTGCGGGAATCATTTTGTTCTTGACAGGTTTTTTGGTTTTTATATAATCCGCATTAGCGGTGTTAAGCATAACAAGTTAAGCATCACTTGTTGAGCCAACCCAAGTACCTATTGCAAAAAGGAAAGGGTGCCAAACTTGTTAAGCATAACTTGTTAAGCCTAGCACCCATTTCTCTTTTATTTATTTCTCCTCGTTTCTCTCCATCCAAAGCGCGTCCAATGCTTTGATAGACTTGCCAAGCATCGTTGGCATCCTTGTGTTAGGTTTGCCACCGCATACAAAGTCACCAAAGTCACTGCTTGCTGATACTGGCCCTCTGCAAGTCCAGCCGTGTACATCACTTCTTATTATAAATTTCCATTCGCGCTTACCCTTATCATTGTCTTTGCCTTTCTCTATCATGGCATCCTTCATTGGGTAATCATAAATGATTATGTCTGCATCTCTGATGCAAGAGTCTATGTTCATTCTCATTTCTATTTCTCCTCAAGTTCGATTGTTTCCAAGGCCATTTCCAAGACCTTGGGTATGCTTGTCTCGCCTAGTTCATAGGCTTGTATTGTGCGGCGTGATAACCCTAGCTTTTCAGCAAATGATTGCTGCGTATAACCAAGGAAAGACCGCCTTTCTCTAAGTTCATTCGGTGTCATTTCTCTACCCAGCTTTTCTCTGATGCGTCTGTAATTGCAGCAATGCCCCATGAATCGAGGCTATCGCCGTGTATGTTCTGCAAGGCAAGGATTTGCTGCCTTGCCTCGTCTTTTGTGTCGCATAGCTGCCAGTCGTCTTTATAGGTTGTCTGGTCTGCTATGTTGGTTGTGAATTTAATCCGATGAAATACTAGCTGCACGCCTTCCCCTCCTATGGTTTAATAGCGATTTAAAGGCCACTGACAGCCCTCTAGCCGTCAATGGTAGTGTTTGCCGCCTTTGTTTTATTTGCTGGCTTGTGCAAGCTGTATAATCCTTAGCAAATACTCGCGTTCTGCTTGTGTTAGCTTTGCTGCTACCGCTTCCATGTTTTCGGTTGAGTTATCCGCTGCAATTGCGATAGCTGCGTTAAGGACATTGTTTTGTGTTTCTAAGGTTAGCGTCTGCATGGTTTGTTTATTCCTCTTGTTGTGGTTCATATAGTAGACGATTAAGGGCAGGCTATTATTGTGCTGCCCCTAACTTTAGTAAGACAAGCCAGCACGGTCACATAACCGCACATAGCGCGATAACACATTGCCCATGTGGGTTAGGGTTAGGTCATCAAAGCTGTTTAGAATGTCGCTGAATATGTCATCGTCATCAGGGAAGCCTAAGCCAGCTTGAAAGCCCCATTCTGTCGGAATGTCGGCATCTCTGAATTGTAAAACGTCACAAATGCGAAAATGCCAGTTAAGCGCGGTTCCCCATTTATCGTGCCAGTCATCCAAAGCCATTTCGATGCGTAGTTGTTTGAACTTTGTCATAGCTTGCCCCTTATTTGCTGCGTCTTGCGCCATAAACAGCAAGCCCCATACCAGCTATCAAAAGCCCTATCTGCAAGGCAAATGCTGCGTTGGTCATTGGCTCGTGCATACTTGATGCAAATAAAACCATGAAAAGGCCAAGGCCTATTGTTAGCTTGTTAGCCATTAGTTTAAATCCTCTAGCTTGATGTCACCGGCCTTGATTGCTTTTTCTGTCTGGGCTTTGTTCATGCCCAAAAAGCTGTTGCGGTATTTGCCGGTCGTTGTCGAGTAATCCCACCGGCCGCGGTCGAGTGTGACATTGCCTTCGTTATCCCTAAAAGCTATGACTGTTTGATAGCTTTGGAAATACTGGCCTTTGTCTGTCCAGATTAGAAACTGGTTTTTGACCTTGTTGCCTGATGATGACGTCATATTCATAACTGTTGGTGCTTGCATTTTAAAACCCTCCATAAATGCGTTTGCGTTGTCGGCCTTCGCCGCATAGCCAGCCC